TTCAAGTGCAGAGTTAACAGTTAGAGTTAATGATGTTCCTAATACTACAACATCTTTAACTATGGATAAGGGTACAGTATTTACATCTTCAATTGATGGAACAAGTTATCAGTATGTAACTAATCAGTCATACACAATTCAACCAGATTCAGGTGTTTTTTCGTTTGCAAATGTAAATATTTTTGAAGGCACTTTAGTAACTTTTAAATACACAGTTGATACAACGGATCCTGACCAATCATTTGTTTTACAAAATAGTAATATTGATACATCAACATTAAAAGTAACAATACAGAATTCATCTAGTGATAGTACACAAACAGTTTATAATCTTGCAACAGGTTATTCAGATTTATCCGATACATCTAAAGTTTATTTTTTACAAGAAGTGGAAGACGGTAAATTTGAAGTTTATTTTGGTGATGGTTTATTAGGTAAAAAATTATCAGACGGCAACATTGTAATATTAGAATATATTGTAACAAATAAAACTGAAGGAAATGGAGCAAGTGCGTTTACTCTTTCAGGTGATGTTGACGGTTTTTCAAATGTATCAATTACAACAACATCAAATGCAGCTAACGGTTCAGAACCACAAACAAAAGAATCAATCAGATACAATGCACCTTTACAATACACAGCACAAGATAGAGCTGTTACTTCAAAAGATTACGAAACAATCGTAAAGTCGGTTTATCCAAATGCACAATCAGTAAGTGCTTGGGGTGGTGAAGATGATGAAACACCTCAATATGGTGTTGTGAAAATTGCAATCAAACCTATTTCTGGTTCTGTATTGACAACATCTACAAAAGAAACAATTAAAAATCAATTAAAGAAATTTAATGTAGTATCAGTTAGACCAGAAATTGTGGATCCAGAAACAACAAATATTTTGTTAACTTCAAATGTTAAATTCAATGAACAAACAACTGGTAAAACTTCAGATACAATTAAGTCAAATGTAATTACAACATTAACAAATTACAATACAAATACATTAAATCAGTTTGATGGTGTATTCAGATATTCAAAAATTATTGGTTTAATTGATAATACAGATACAAGTATTGTTTCAAACATTACAACATTAAAAATTAGAAAAGACTTTACACCATCAATTGGTACATCAACAAGATATGATGTTTACTATAGAAATGCTCTTTATAATCCTCATTCAGGACACAATACCGCAGCTGGTGGTATTTTAACATCAACAGGTTTTAAAATAGAAGGTGATACTTCTACAATATTCTTTTTAGATGATGATGGCCAAGGAAATGTTAGACGATATAGTTTATCTGGTGCGGTTAGAACATATGCTAATAATACACAAGGTACAATAGACTACACGACAGGCCAAGTAACAATCAATTCATTAAATGTATCAGTAGTAGAAAATATTAGAGGCGCAGCTTCAAGTGTTATTGAATTAACAGTTGTACCTAGTTCAAATGATGTTGTGCCTGTTAGAGACCAGATTTTAAATATCGACACATCAAACTCAACAATCACAGTAGAGGCAGATACCTTTGTTGGTGGCTCTGCTGGCGCAGGTGTAGGTTATACGACAACAAGTAGTTATTAAGGACTTGGTAAATGGCAAAATTTACTAACAAAATATCAAATCTCATAAACACTCAGGTTCCTGAGTTTGTTTTACAAGAGCATCCTAAATTTGTAGAATTTTTAAAATCTTACTACACCTTTATGGAATCAGCAGAGATTTCTGTAACAAGTGTTGAAGTAACAGATGGACTTAGGCTTGAATCTGAAATAACATCGGATAATAGCGTATTACTTTTAGACGCTTCTCGTTTAGATTCAGATAGAACACAATTAGATAGTGGTGATAAGTTGATGTTAGAGGATTCAACTTATGGAAAATTTACTAGAGGTGAAACTATAACTGGTCAAACCTCAAAAGCGACATCCGCTATTTTAAACGAAGACTTAGCAAATGGCAAGCTTTATATTTCAGCTCAAAATAAATTTATCGAGGGAGAAATATTAATTGGTTCTAATTCAAATGCTCAATGTATTTTAGGAAATTATAGACCAAATCCTGTAAACAATATACAAGAGTTATTAGATTTTAGGGATCCTGATAAAGTAGTTTCTAACTTCTTAACTAAATTTAGAAATGAATTTTTAAATACTATTCCAGAAACTTTAGACGCAGCTTTAGATAAAAGAAACTTAATTAAAAATATTAAATCAGTCTATAGAGCAAAAGGTACTAGTAGAGGTCATCAAATATTTTTTAGAATGTTATTTGGTGAACCATCAGAAACAGTTTATCCTAGAGAACAAATGTTGCGTGTGTCTGACGGTAAATGGACAACTAATAAAGTATTAAGAACAATACAAGGTACTAATATTGCCGGCGATACATCATTATTAATTGGCCGTACAATAACAGGTCAAACTTCAAAAGCAACAGCTCTAGTTGAAGCAGTTTCTAAATTTCAAATTGGTGCAAATGAAGTTACAGAGTTTACTTTAAACGAAAAAACTATTGTAGGTACTTTTGTAACAGGTGAAGAAATACGAGGTACTGAATCAGATACAGCTTCATCATTTATTAAAGTTACATCAACAGGTATTCCAGGAACAGTTACAATTACAAATGACGGTATCTACAGTAATGAAAATGATAATGTCGCAATTGTAGGTGGTGGTACAGGCGGTCTTGTTACTGTTGGCGCAGTTGGTAACGGAGGTATTACAGATTTCGTTATTGACAATGCTGGTACAGGATATGAAATAGGTGATGAATTAGTTTTCAATAATGCAAACACAAGTGGTGGTGGTGCAACAGCGGCCGTATCTCTTGTAAATGGCGGCCTTCAAGTTGAAGGTACTACCGAAGACCATATTGTATTAGAAGACCAAACTGTTATTGGTGACCCATATTCAGGTAACAAAGTTGTACAAGAAAGTGGAACAGGTAACGGCGAAATAACAGATATACGGATTATTAATTCAGGTTCTAATTATGTTAAAGTTCCTACAGTAACAATTTCATCAACATCAGGAGAAAATGCAACAGTATTCGCCCACGGCGATGAAATAGGAAAAGTTTTAGGATTAAAAGTAGTTGAATCAGGTGCTGAATATAATCAGTCGCCATCTCCACCAACTTTATCTATTCCTGGCTATATGATATTAAAAGACATATCAGGCTCTTTTGTTACAGATTTAACACTAACTTCCGTTGATAGTTCTAGTTCAGCTATTAGTGCTACATCAGGAGCATTTGATTCAACAAGACAACTTTTAAAATTTTCAGCTGCTTCAGGAACATTTCAAGTTGATAGAGAGATTACATTAAGTAATGGCGCTACTGCTACGATTGCAAAAGTAGACCAATCAACAGCGACAGTAAATGTTGTTGCATTAGCTGATACAGCTGGCACATTTGTAAATGAAGACGGACATATATCAGATGACGCAATGAGAATACAAGATAGTTTATACTATCAGGACTTTTCATATGTAATTAAAGTTGGTCGTGTTATTAATGACTGGAGAGATTCATTTAAAAAGACTATGCACACAGCAGGTTTTTATTTTACAGGTCAAGTAAACATTGAAAGTAGAATTAGTGCTCAGATTTCACAACCAGTTGATGGTATCATATCAGGTATTGAAGAAAGTCCAATCTTTGGAGTTATCACACAATTATTCTCAACTATATTTGGTAGAAGACTTGGTACTACAGATGATGGTACAACTCAAAGAGCAAATGCAGAATTAGGTGTGGATCCAGATTTTGATGATAGTACAATTGAACACTTTCCACAAAATACTAGAGATGTAACTTTACGAAGACACATGACTGTAAAATTAAGTCAAACAAGTACATTATATAATATTTCATTTGGAGGTAATGACTTTTTAAGAGGATATGCTTGGACAGGTATGAGTATGGGAAGTACAAAAATGTCTTCACAACCATTTAGTGCAAATAATATGTTTAGTGGCACCCACACAAAAGCTCAAACCACGGCAATAGCTGGTGGTATTAAGGGTTCAAATCAATATGTTTCTCCTATGACCTTTGTCAATTGGGCAGATTTTAGATTTAACGGATTAAATAGTACATCTAAAGACGGTGAAGTTGTGGACTTTGTTGGTTTAGGTACTGATAATTTAAGAACATACATAGGATATCCAACTGAAATTAATATAACTGTACCAAGTATTGGTTTTGACCAAACAGATATTACATTTGACGCAACAGATGTAACTTTTGATACAGTATAATGATAAAACTTGTATAAATATTAGGGAAAATAAGAGAGTAACGAATGGCTAAACAAACAATCAATATAGGTTCTTCAGCGGATGACGGTAACGGTTCTACGCTTCGTGCTGGCGGTGACCTAATTAATGACAACTTTAATGAAATTTATGCTTATCTAGGTAATGGCACAAGTTTAAATGCCACATCTTTCACACTTGTTGATGAAAGTTCTACAGAAACAGTAATAGGTTTAGGTGAAAGAGTTGCAGTTACAGGCGGTACAAACTTAACAACCGCTGTAACAACAGATAAGGTAAATGTTACT